TAATCACTAGCAGCCATCATTTATCCTTATATCTAAAGTATAGCGTAGTCTAACATAAGTTCTTGCAAGAATGCAATAGGTGTGTATAATAACTAATACGGGGCCATTACCCAACCCTTGCAAATGTAGCTACGACAGATGCAGATAAACATAGTGAATGGTAGAGTTCTCCTTTAAAGCTAGTAAGTATCTAGTAAGTACATCGGGACTGCGAACTGCCAGAGGCATAAATGATAAGCCTTAACTTAGATAAACGAGAGTAGCCACCTTAGGGTGTTTTCCAAATAAATCTTTTTTTATTCGGGTTAGGTTCTATACACTCTTCAAATGACGAACAAACTCCCAAAACAAATACCAGTTAGTAAAAAGATAATCTGGCATCCAATAAAGTTACCACCAGTCAATCTCTATACAGTTGCAAAAAAGTAACGAAAAATTGCTTCATGTCCCCTTACGGGAGGCGATGGGGTGGAGGGGCAAGGGGTGCTTCTCCACAGGAACTCCACATCTTCTGCACAGGAACTCCACATCTTCTGCACAGGGTTATCCACAGGGTTATCCACAGGGTTATCCACAGTGTTATCAACAAGGTTATCCACAATACTATATACTCTATATATTCTTGAAAGCTTCTACTATATCTGATTCAGATGATTCTATAGTAATGAGGGATTCTAGCTTTAGTAAATCTGAGTCTGTCTTGATATACTGTGAAACAACTAGTAGAGCCTCTTCAAATGTTATTCCTGTATTGGTAACAGTCTGCTTGTTATATCTTTGCTTTGCTGCTTCTTTCACTGCTTGTTTAGTTACTGCTCGTTTCATAGTTTCCGCCTCTCGATTAATGATTGATTCGATTGATATCCCGCTGTTACTCTCTTGCGTTATTAAGTCTATTTCTTCATCGTAGATAACTCTCTTTAATGATCCACGTAAAGCCGAATAACCTTTTCTTACTTGCTCGAAGTATCCTAATCTTTCTAATTTCTTTAGTGTTCTAGAAACGCCTGGTGTGCTTACGCCACGTAATTTAGCTATTGTAGAGTGTGCAACGAAAGTAAATCCGTTAGGTGAACAGTAGCTGCATAAGCCTATTAGATTGATTAGATCGCCACGTGTAAGTCTCTTGTCGTGCATAGCCCTGAGTGGTATTACTGAGAACCTTCGCGCATCTGGCTTCTTTTCTTTTAAGCTTATGCTTGGCTTTGCTGGGATCTTGAATGTTGTCATATGTTACATTTTAGCAGTTAATTGAAATTAAATGAAATTAGTGCTTGACATCGGTTTTTATGCCGTGTTAAGGTGCAGTTATTCCATCGCGGAATACACAATTTAAACCACTATATAGGAATTATTATGACAATCGCTCAACGCAAAAGAATTCTTCTAACACACAACGTGACATACAAGATGCAAGGTGACTTGCTCATGGCGGTTTGTGTATCATTAGATTCTATCGGTACACGTAAATTTGAATGGGTCGACGTTACTAATATTAATTTATATACCTGGCTAGGTTATTAACCATCTAATAAAGCCTTCACTAAGGGCTTTATTGGGCTGCTTAAGCCATACGATAAACTAAACTATAAAGGAATTATTATGAAAGTTATTCAAGAGAGAGCGGGAACACTTTTAAAGTATGATGCAGACTTTAGTGCCATAAGAACGAATGAAGAAACGGGCATTATAACAAAACAGAGCGTTAAACTAATAAAGCCATACGGTAACAAGGGCGGCAAAATTGAGGCTGTTATTCGCTTCGATGATGAGTGCGGCAACGGGCATGAGTCATTTAGTATTACTGGCTCAGTTTACGAAACCAAAAGACGCAATGATTGTGATATGTGCGGATGTATCCACGGAGAAATAATCGAGCATTTTCCAGAATTAAAGCCTTTTATTAAATGGCATTTAATGAGTGCTGATAGTCCCCTTCACTATATTGCTAACACTGTATATCATGCTGGGAATCTAGACTGTAACGGCCTTGCTAAAGGTAAAGAAAGAGATTTAAACGCAGCCCGTTCATGTGCAGTATGGCCTGAGGCAACCGATGTTCAGTTATGCTTGCCTAAAGCGGAATTAACTAAGCTTTTAAAAGAAAGGCAAGAGGGCTTGATTAAAGAATTCAAAGCAGCTATTTTAAGCTTGGGTCTTAAATGGCCTAAGCCTGCAGCTTAACTATCTACCAAGGCATTTAACAGTGTCTTGGTGGGCTATTTAAGCCAACACAATGGAGAATATTATGAATGATAAAATCGCAATCAGCTACAATACCGCATTAAAATGTTTTTGGGATGATGGATATAATACCGAACCACTACTACAATTAGCAGACAAAATTATTAAGAATTTAAAGCAACCTACTGCGGGTTATTATTACGCTGACGATGTTATTCCTTCAATGGGAGTAATTAAAAATGAAACATGATTGGGCTTTATATATTCTAGTAGTAATACTGATCTGGCTTTTTGTAGATGCGTTAACCTACGCGTTACTAATCTCACCAATGCTGAAATAACTATCTAATAAGACATTCTAAACAGTGTCTTGGTGGGCTATTTAAGCCACTACGATAAACTACACAATGGAGAAATAAAATGAAACATAAATTAGCAAGAATTCATCCGAACACCAAAGAAGCCGAAACAATTTACTTTGACTGGCGTAATAATTTTTTAACGGTTGAGCGATTCTCTGAATATTATGAAACCACAAAGATTTATGCGGATAGATTCTTAAACAATATTAGAAATGTTTGGAAATTATAACCATATTGTCTATCAATCGGCCCTTTAAATAGGGCTTTTTTGTATCTGCGTGACTTTGTGGCTTGTTTAAATCGGTGAGCCTATAGGGTAGCATAGGCAGGTAATTTTAAATCGGTGTGATAACGGTTGATATTGATAAAACATTTAGGGCGCGTGAGCCATGTACCCAATTTGTTGCAACGCATTAATTATATTGCAAGTCTAATTAATTAATCGGAGACTCACCGCCCTAAATATTCTATTTTTATAAAATACACTAATTTTTATCTAATTGCAACAATCCAAGATAAGAGAGTCGCTGGAATGCTAGAATATATAAACGTTCTTTGCCTTCCAGCTTTTGGGTCTAGTAGTTGTAACTATGCCCTCTCGCATAATTCTTTTTGCTCACGCGATCTATTTTTCCTGAATGATAACCGTCTAAGCCTTTAACCGTTGTTACATTACCAACCACAGTAATGGCTTTATTCGGATCATACTTTTTGTTTTCCTCGTATTCTTTTTCTATTTTTTTATTCTCTTTTTTCTTTATTTTCTCTTCATACAATCTGCTTGCTTGATTCTTATTGTAGAAAAGAGCTTCAATCTCCTTTTCTGCACCCTGCACACTTGTTAGAATGGATGTTATTTTCCCATTAATGTTTACTTTATAGTCACTTAGCCAGCCACGTTTTTTCATGCGAAAAATGACACTTGAGAAGTAGCTGTTGGGCTTGCAAAGAGCAGCCGTTACATCTCTTACTGTGCCACCTTCTTTTAAAACTTCTAATATATCATAATAATCTTTATCTGTAATTCTCATTTTAGTTCCTTATGTTTTTTCAAATTGTCAATTGTATCTGTTGCAATAAACCTTGCAATTCCAGACCTTTTTTCCCAAAGCTCGTATCTTAATACGCCTTTAATTTTTACAGCGCAAATTGTATAAACTCCAGATTGTACATAATACTTTTGGTTTATTTTTCCATCTATAATGTTGCGTACAAATTTCAATGTTAGATACTAATGCTTGTGCAAATAATTACAAAAATCAAATCATTCATCTTGATATCCTTTGCTTAATGCTTCTTTAGCAAATTTTAGTGAAATTGGCGGATAGTTTTTAGGGTTTTCCATTATCTTTTTTGCCCAAAGTAGCATGTCTTGTTTTGGGTTTAAGTTTTTAGCAATATGCTGCATAACTTTAGCTGACGCCAATTTATTTTCAGCTAATGTTAATGGCTTCTTTTCAATAGCGTAAAAGTTATCATTCGGCTTGATGAAATTAATGATGTCGTTGAAGTGTGGCAATGTTTCTCTATTTGCATCTAGATATTTATCAAAGGCTTGAGCTACATCACCCAAATTATAAGTTTGCAGTTTCCCAAACCAATACTTTTTTGTAGCGCGATCAACGGTATTTCTACCTAATGACTGCCATGTCGCATCCATCATATCGCTAAAGTCGTTTGCATCGTCAGGGTATATCAAAATGCAGCTCCTTTCTTTACAGGCTCATCTTTCCATCTCCCTTGATTAATATACGTTGCAGGATTAGGTATGAACTGCCCATTATCTTTAGTCCACTGTTCTGATTCTGCTTGCCATGATAAAGCATATAAAACTTCATCAATTTTAGGCTTTGCTTTTTTCCATGATTGCAATGCTTTATCTTTGCCAGTTCGATTTGGATAGTTATTCCAAAATAACTCAAAATCAGACATAAGTATGTCTCTGTCTCTGTCTCTTCTCTTCTCTGTCTCTGTCTCTGTCTCTGGTATATCAACTTGATGACAACTTGATATCATGTTGATATCATCTTGATACAGCCATTTAGAAAGTTTGGTAAGTGATTGATTTACTTTACTTTCTGTTGAACGCAGTCTAAAAGCAACCGTTCTTAGGTCTGGAATGTTGCCTTCCATCGCTTTATCTTCACTTGCCAATAACCAAATCATAATTAAGGTCTTTGCATCATCGCCAGAGAGACTATGCCAGTCTGGGTCATCTAGTATTTCCCTGTACAATTTAATCCACGGTGGCCGTCTGTCTTTAAAGTGCTGGAAGTCTTGCCAATTCTTTACTTTCATATAATTCCTTAATTGTTTAAAAAATCTCTTGAGAGAAACCGAATAGTAAACTTAATAAAAATAAATGTAAAGAGTTATTGACAAGATATATTAAAGATATTAATATGAAGTGGTACTAACAATTATTAACACGATAAAGGGATTATTATGACACTTAGAACATTCACACTAAAGGACGTTGACCTAGACGTCTATTTTAAACTCACCAAAGAAAATGACCCGTGCGGAACTGGAGACAGTCCTGCTGGCTATGACGTGGATATTTACTCTATCGAAACCTTAGATAGCAGCACAAATATCCAAATGTTACTATCCGATGTTGTTATCGACCAAATACATGATTTAATTATTAAGGATCCTGAAAATGACTAATTTTATTTATGCAGTAATCGCTGTGTTTGTATTCTTTTGTTCTATAGCTTTAGTAGAAATTAACGAAGCACACGCAGAGATAGATAGACTTAAAGAAGTTAAATTAATGGATTGCAAATTCAGCAAAGGCGCTCACGCACATACTTGGAAAAATGCCTGCATGATCAAAAATGGTGTGGTGGAAATATTATGAAACAAGCCCTAGCAAACATAAAGAAAGGTGGTAAGTGATGACTGATGGAGCTGATTTTAGGCAGCAACAAGAAGTAGAAGAGTTGGAGCAGTATTTGGAAGAGCAGTCGCAATGGTTTAAAAAACAATTAAGTAATTTTAACGAAACATTTGGAGAACATGATGACAGTAACGTATAAAGAACTAAGTAAAATTAATGTAAACGAACACACAGAAAAGAAAGGCAATTTAACTTATCTATCATGGGCATGGGCAGTAGACCAGCTATTAAGCGAAGACCCTACAGCTACATGGAGTTATGGAGAGCCAGTCAGTTTTAATGATACGTTGATGGTGTTCTGTACGGTTAAGGCATTTGACAAGGAAATGACTGCTCAACTGCCAGTTATGGATTATAAAAACAAAGCCATACCAAACCCTAATGCAATGGATGTCAACACAGCTATGCAAAGGTGCCTAGCAAAGGCGATTGCGCTGCACGGTATAGGATTGTATATCTATGCTGGTGAAGACCTGCCAGAGCAAGAGCCTGTTGATATTGAAGCTATAGTTAAAAAGATTACTGATACCAAGTCACGCGATGAATTAACAACAGTGTACAAAGCCGTTATCCAAGAGATAGGGCAAGACAAAAAAGCTCATGCTCTTGTTGTTAAAGCGTCGCAAGAAATGGCATCATTATTTGAAGAGAAAAAATAATGACTAATCAAATAGAGCAGGGAAGTGATGAGTGGAAACAGCTTCGTTTAGGCAAAGTAACGGCTAGTAGAATTGCAGATGTAATGTCACAGATTAAATCAGGTGAATCTCAGTCTAGGTCTAACTATCGCATAGAGCTTGTGTGTGAGAGATTGTCAGGCGATCCTACAGATGGCTTTACTAACTCGCATATGCAACGTGGCACAGAATTAGAGCCTTTTGCTAGGTCTGCCTATGAGATTAAAAACAAAGTGTTTGTTGAGCAGGTTTCATTTTGTGACCACCTTACTGTCAGTATGTCAGGGGCTAGTCCAGATGGTCTTGTAGGTAAGGATGGGTTGATTGAAATTAAATGTCCTATGACTAAGACGCACATTGAAACGCTGTTAGGCAAACAAGTGCCTGCAAAATACATCAAGCAAATACAATGGCAGTTAGCCTGTACTAACAGGAAATGGTGTGACTTTGTATCATATTGTCCAGAGCTGCCAGAAAATATGCAATTGTTTATATCAAGAGTTGAGCGTGATGATGAAGTAATTGACAGTATTGCAAAGGCAGTTATTGAATTTAACTTAGAAGTTGAGCAAGTTATTGAACGGTTGAAAGGTTTATAATGGAAGAACAGTTAAACGTAGTAGCAAAGATTGGCACATATAAAGACGAGGATGGAGAAAAAAAATCATATTGGGCAAAGGTAGGCATTACAACAGAAACACGGCAAGGTGGCATTGCATTAAAAATAGATACGTTGCCAGTAAACTTTGATGGGTGGCTGTATTTAGCAACACCAAGCGATAACAAATTTAATTACTAGGAGAAACACATGAACGTATTATCAGCAATAGGAAACTTACCAAGAGATGCAGAACTTCGCTTTTTACCTGACGGATCACCAGTATTAAGTTTTAGCGTAGCATTGAATAGTGGCTACGGAGATAAAGCACAGACAGATTGGCTAGAATGTAGTTTGTTTGGCAAACGTGGTGAATCACTAGCACCTTTTCTTACAAAGGGAATGAAGATTGGTGTTACTGGTGAAATTTCAACCAACAAGTATAAGACAAAGGAAGGTGAGGAAAGAACTTCATTACGCTTGCGTGTAAATGAGGTTACTCTGACAGGTAACAAGTCGGATTCATCTACAGCAGAGCCAGCTAGCAAGCCAGCACCTGCATCCAAAACAATCGAAGATATAGAAGAAGATATTCCATTCTAAACAAAGGAGTAAGTAATGAAAAATTTAATAGTAGCATTCTTGTTAGCAACAGCATCAATGGCAGCGTCAGCAGAGTGCAGCAATAATTATATATACAGCCCTAATGG